ACAAAGCCTGCTGCATACGTGCTTGAGATGAGGGAGCACCCCCGCGAGCTACGCTACCTAAGCTGCCCTGAAGTCGTTGCGCTTGTTGTTGACCAAACATACCACGGAAACCGGGAGTGCCGGCAACGGGCTGTTGTGTTGGAGTAATCTCCGTTAGCATTCTCATTAAATCTCTAGCCATTACTCATCACCTCCGCCAAACAAACCACCAATAACAGGAACATCAGTAAGATAATTATTGATATCTCCAAAGACATTGCCTAATAAACCATCTTCTCCAGTTGCAATGGAAGGGTCTTTCAATACACCGGCGACCAGTTGCTCCTGTAGTGAAGCTTCACGGCCTAACAAGCTATCAAGCAAGGAACGCTGCTGGCCTAGTCTTAACTGATTAGCTAAGTCTTCAGCTTGCATACGAGTCTCAAGACCACCTAAGCCTAGTTCAGCACCAAACTGTGCGCCTGTTCTACGGCCAACATCAGCAAAGCCAGCAGGGGTAGCGGCAGCACCAAAGAGTCCAATAGCCTGCTCTTGTGGCATGTAACCTGCACCCAATAAACCCTGTGCTCCTAATAGAGACTGTTGTTGTTCAGCCAATGCTTGTTGTCTAGCACCTAAGTTGGCTCTTGACATTGCTTCCTGTCGTGCAGTCTCTTGTGCCAGTAACTCAGGTGAAGAACCACCGTAAGCTGCGGAACCTAAACCTAAGCGACCTTGGGACAGCATACGTTCTTCTAACGCGAGACGGTTGCGTTCCTCTTCAGGACGCTGTGTGGCTCTAATCTGCTCGAAGATAGCTGCTTGCTGTGCCGCAGGGTCTTGCCCTACCTGACCAAACAAGCCTGCTGCTTGACCCATTAATTGGTTTTGTAGAGCCTGCTGCTCAGGAGACAAACCTAAAGTTAAACCCCCTTCAGGTGTTGCCGATACATTAGCCAAACTACCTGTGACTGTGTAAGGTTTAAAAGTACTATCTAGCTTTGCGGTTTCAGCTAAAGCAGTAGCGCCTTCTTGTTGTGTTTTACCTAGCTGTTGAACGTCTTTAATGTTCTCACGACCTAAGTAGTAATCAGCACCAGCGCGTGCCAAGTCTGTAAATGTACTCATTATATCAGTCTCCCTAATAGAGCGTGTATGTCAATTTTTTGAATAGAGAACTGAGCATCATTAATCTCAGCTTCAAGGCCAATCGTCACTACCTCACCGCTACCACTGGTGTTTACCTTCGGAGTGTTGATAAGAATAGATGAAGTGTATTCACCAGTAGTGTTGTACTCAGCAGTGCCGTACTCGGCTAGAGTTCCTGTACCAAAAATAAATGCCTGCTTAGTGTAACTTTGCGCATAGTCATACCCCCAGTTAAGAGTTGTGGGTGTGCTTTGGCCGCCGATAATAGTCAAGTTAAATTTCTTCAAGAACTTTAGGTTAGCCGCATTGCCAAAGTCCAAAGGATTACTAAAGTACCGCATCTCGTATTTTTCAGTACCGTCTAAGTAACCGTTATACTCAACAATACCGCTATCTTTTCCTATGTATATCGTACCGCCTTCCAAGACAGCAAAAGACAATGGATATAGGCCTGACCAAGTAGTTGCTCTTTGTGACCCGTCAGGTAAAGGAGTACGCATGTCAAAGCAGTACACAGTGTTGCTGTCTGGAAGGGTCAATACATAAAAGGCTTCCTCCGAGCTATACAAAGACTTGATAGGGTTGGTCTGTAAAGGAAGCAAAGACAACAAGTCATTACGTACATTCTTACTGATGTCTCGCATAGGCATGGACTTTTCTTGTATAGTCCTACCAAAGCTACGCACACCTGTTTCAGACAAAAACAAAACGTCAGTGCCTGTGTGCTGTACTGAATCACGAGCTATACAACCAATGCCCTCTACAGTGTCCGTAAGGGTCATTGAAGCGGGGCTTGACGCCCCAGAGTACACAATTATAGACTTCTTGCCAAAGATGATTAGGAAGCCATTGTGAGCCGCTAAGGACACTATCTCATCATAGCCTGTAGGCCACACCAAAGTTACGTCTAAAGAACCTGAAGTACCTCCTGTCCACGCATGACCATTGAGCGTGTCAGACCAATATACGGTATGCTTGTCGCCTGTAACGTCAGCTACAAATAACTTACCATAAGCTGCTAAGACTTCATTACCTTGTGGTGCAGTTCCTGTGCTGTGGCTGTGGCCTGACATAGTTTCTAGTACAAAAGAACCTGACTCGTCTGTGCCTATCAGCGGCTCATGGCCTCTCTGGAACATGTAGACATGGTTGTTAAGTGTTACTGCTTTCCAGTTGTTAGCCGTTGGTGTGTAACTACTGGGCGTTATGTCTGTCAGTGTTGTAGTCCCTGAGAATATTTTATTGTTACCGGCTGACAACACAATTTTATCACCAGACCTATCAATAAACTCGTACATGGTTTCAATACCACGGCTAGTCCCTAGCACAGAGGAACCGTTGGTTGACACCCCCTCCCAGCCTTTACGTGCGCCGATACGACCTAGCTTGTCAATAACACAGTTGTCTGCGACAGACGCAAACGAAGGGTCAATCCCGATAGGAGAGTCCTGCGTGTTAATGCCAGCAAAGCCCGGAGCCGCTACTGTAATGTTTTGTAATTGTTGAGCCATTATGAATACCAGATAGTTTCTTCAGGATGTTTAGCTGCATCATAAGCAATAGCATCAGACAACGAAACATCAGCCAAAGCAAACAACTCAGCAGCACTTGTACCTCCAGTTTCTCCACGCTCCCTTGCTCCCAGTGCTGTAGCCATTTGAACTACGGGCATAGAGGGTACTGTTAGTCTAGCTGTGTCGCTACTCAAATCAGCAGTACGAACAGCGGTATTAAAAGTTAAAGTATATGCTTTGTCTGGATTAGGATAAATCTCTACAATGTCATCACCGTTAGCATCTACCCCTTTAAAGCAGTAGTATTGTGGCTGCCCGGTGGGAGCAGGAGTGACTAAGTTCTCGTTGTCCATCCAAGCAGAACCACGGTACTGTATAAAGTTCTTAGAAGTTTCATTAACAACATTAAAAACTTTTAAGTTAGAGCCTGCGTTTGTAAGAGAGTATGTAGTAGTGTCAGCAACCAGAGATACTGAAAGTTCAGTCCGTAATGCTGTCCAATCATAAGCATCCTCTACTGTCCTTTTCGCATCGTTTACAAACTCTCCAATAAGTTTAGAGTAACTATTCTGAGACACGGTACTGACTTCTTCTTCTCGAAGTCTACGCAGTACGCTGTTTACTAATTGTAAGTATGTCATTTATTAAAACCTTTTCCTGTAAATAAACGTGTTGGTTGTGGGTTATAAAACTCTCTTAGTATGTCAGTTCTAACAGGAGCAGCCGCTGGTCTTATTCTAGGCGCTGCCTGAGATGTTGCAAGAATTTCGGGGATATCAGATATTGTTGTTTTAAATTTAAGCATGTCTTTAAATAAAGTATCTGTTGTACGAGTAGCAGACCCTAGACCGCGAAGACCTTGCTCTCCTTGTGCTCCCTGCTCTCCTTGCTCTCCTTGCTCTCCTTGCTCTCCTTGCTCTCCTTGCTCTCCATCTGCACCATCCAGACCGTCAAGTCCATCTGCACCGTCCAGGCCGTCAATGCCGTCTGCACCGTCTATGCCATCGATACCATCAACTCCTTCAGTACCATCGATACCGTCAATACCATCTATGCCATCTATGCCATCAACTCCTTCAGTACCGTCTATGCCGTCTATGCCATCAACTCCTTCAGTACCGTCTATGCCGTCTATGCCATCGATACCATCAGTACCATCTATGCCATCTATGCCGTCTATGCCATCTATGCCATCTATGCCATCTATGCCGTCTATGCCGTTTACTGGAGTATCTACTGGAGTATCTACCGGAGTATCCACTGGTACATCCACTGGTACGTCTATAGAAGTTATTGGAGTGATACCGTCTGCGGGTAAGAAATCATTAAACAGGTCTTCAATTACAGACAACCCGTTGCCTTCTGTACCTACTTCTCCTGTTTCCGTAGCCGTTGGTTGTTCTGCTAAAACATCTTCTATTTCAACAGGTGCCGCTGGTTCAGGAGAACCGTATACTTCTTCGTAAGGAACGCCAGCCAAGGCTTCAGCAACAAACTGACCACCCATGCTTATGTATTCCTCTAAAGGAATTTCACCCGCTAGGACAGCTTCATATACTTGCCTTGTTAAAACATCTTCATCGGCAGGGACTACATCAGGTTCTGTTGTTTGCATGTCGGCTTCTACTCTTCCCCTACCTGTCCAAGAACCGTCATCCCAATTAATGTCATATCTTATACCATCTACAACAACAGTATATGTACCTGTTTCTCCCCATACCGCGCCTTCAGACTGGTTTTCAACAGTGGTGCTGTCTTCATATACTTGTCTATCATCCCAAGTCATCTCTCTGCCTAGACTACCCGTCTCTGTTAAAACGGCACCCTCATAAGTCCCTCCACCCTCTTGCGCGCCATCGCCACTAACAGTTTCTGCTGCTGCTTGGGCTTCTGCTGCTGCCTGAGCTTCTGCTGCTGCTTGAGCTTCTGCGGCTGCTTGAGCTTCTGCCTGAGCCTGTGCTTCTGCCTGAGCCTGTGCTTCTGCCTGAGCCTGTGCTTCTGCTGCTGCTTGGGCTTCTGCTGCTGCTTGGGCTTCTGCTGCTGCTTGGGCTTGTTCCGCTTCTAAAGATGACGCAACATCCTCTACCTCTATTTCAAAAGGAGGTATTTCTTCATCAACTATTTCAAGGTCAACTTCCTGTGGATAGGTTGCTTGCTCAGGAGTAATACCTGTGATGTCTACTTGCTCATCGTTTATGTCTGTAATGGTTTCAAAGACATCCTCGAACGTACCATAATTTTCTCTTAACGTGTCTAACGTGCTTGGAGCAAGGTCAGTAGGAATTCCCGTTGTTGCGTCTACTAACTCTCCCGCATAATTAAAAATAACACCTGAAGAACCTTCTTTAATTTTGTCTAGAGTCTCTGTCACGGAACTAAGCACTAAGTCAACAGGTACACCGCCTATATTATCTATAGAACCCACAGCTACATCAGCTAGGTCTACAAGAGATACACCTGCAAACTCAGGAACAATTGCTATCTTAGCTAATTCAGCAGCTTCAAATGCTTCAGCCGCCGCCGCGGTTTTAATTTTTCCAGCCGCAATAGCATCCTGAGTTTTTAGATATGCTGTTTCCGCTGCTTCTGCTGAAGAGACAGCTTCGTCAGGAACATACAAATCTAATCCTGCCGAGGCTAAAGCTAAGTAATCAGCCGTCTTTAAAGTTTCTCCGCTGGCTCCTTTAATTGCCGCTTGTACTGCATCTGAAAGACCGCCTGTAGCTGCCGATAAAGCTACCGTAGCTAGAGGTCGTAAGACATTATCTCTAATCTTTGTCCAGTTAGACCTCCTGTCAGCGCTTTCATAATTAGTACTGCCTAGCTGCTGTTTAAAGTTTTCCTCTTCGCTGACTCGTTGATTACCTTTTAGTATTTTTTGGTCATCAAACAATATAACTTCTTTAGCGTGGAAAGCTGGATTGCCTCCATCAAACATTGCAGTTGGTATTTTATACAAAGTGTCGTTTTTAATAAAATAAGAATTAACAGACTCTGCTTCAGGGCCATAAAGTTTGGCATCTTTTTGAGAGAGAACATTAGCCGCTAGTTTAAGATAATCGTCTTTTTCTAAGGCTCCTTTCTCGTGCTGTCCGCTTAAAAAGTTAAGCTGGTCGTTAAATGCAAGACCGTTATAAACTTCTTTAAAGGCATCAGGGTCTTCGCTAAACAATGTTGAAAGACTATCACGCTGCTTCTGTTTAAATTCCCCTAGCAGTGGTTCATACTTATCATAAAACTTCTGCGGGTCGTTAAATTCTTCGTCAGTAAAAGAATCTCTAGATAATCCTATTGCATTTAATTTTTCTTCTTGCTGTCTGTTTTTCTCTGTTTCTAATAACTCAGGGTCGAGAGGAGCAGACATATCTAGGTCGTTTAAACCTAAATCTTCAAGATAGCTAGTGTCAATATTGGAGTAATCTATTGCTGATAGGTCAACATATTCACGACTGGGTGTGCCATATAACGAAGCATCTAGCTCTGATGGAGTATCAAAAGAACTATCTAAAGAAACAACCTCTTCATCCTGAACAGGAGCTAAAGGCTGGTAAGGAGCAGATTTCTTTTTGACACCTACTCTGTTATTAATTTGTCTATTAAGGCTGCCGTATCCAGAACCCATTATCTTTCCCTCTGTACGTTATTCATTTTCTCTACGGTACGCATACCACCTAAGCCTAACATACCAAGTAAGACAGGCATCATCTCAGACAACTCTATCATTGGGATTACAATTGGAGTATGGGATAAAGCCAACGCAAAATTAGCCATCGGGATAACAAGGAAGTTACTCGCCATGCCAAGGCAGCATACCCACCCCACAGCCGGACGCCAGCCAGCGACAAATAAGTTCTTATGCGCTGCTTCAGTTTTATTAACTTCAATCTGTCCCTTTGCTAGTTCTTGAGCATGCTTCTCAGCAAGAGTAGCCAGTTCAAAAGCTATAGAGTTTTTCTTATCTTTATCCTCTATAAATTTGTCAAGTAAATCAGTAACTGGCCCTATTAAGCTGCTTAGTATACTCATGTATTATACACCATTTAGTCTTTGTTGTCAAGCTGTTTTTTTGTTCCTTTAACTATACTTTGTACAGTATCTGATTCATATATACGAATACCTAACCATATAATAGTTAAGATAGAAGCTGTCGGCGGCAACCAAGCAGCCATAGAAAGGATTGCAGTAGAAGCCGCAGCTACGTCAAGCATTTCTTTTGTGTCTTCAACCATTGTAGACGTCCTGTTGTCAAGTTATTTTTAAGTATTAATAGTGTTAACAGTTGGGCCGGAGGTGTTAGTCACAGCTTGTATTAACGTCCAGTTAGTCCCATCATTAGAATGCTCAACATTAAAAGCAGAAGCCCAATAGTTAGAACTAAGCGAACTATATCCGTTTCTTACTAAAATGCTGCCTATTGTAATAGGTGAACCCATGTCGTACTGAATCCAATCGTTTATAATAAGTGAGGTATTGCGGTTGCCAAGATACCAACCTGAATTAATAGCAGCTGACCCCGCTTTATTGGGTGACCAAGAGGCGTAAGGAGTAACACTGGCAGAAAGCTCTGGTATGGTTGGGTCTGCTGCACTATTTTGACCAATAATTAAGTTTGTTAAATTTGCATCTGTATACAAGGCAAACTGTGAAATCATAGGGCCAACAGACACCGACCTCGTAAACCCAGTAAGCCGAATATAGCGAGCAGTTATTCCACCAGCAGCAGACTTACCATGAAAATCATTCATGCTGATAGGGCCAGTAGCTTCCCCTGCCAACTCCCGCACCGCCGTGTCATTCATAGAAATCTGCGTAGACCCGTCACCCCCGAGTTCTACCTGAATAGACCTGTCAGCAGTAGTGCCAGCAAGGGATATTGTTCCTGAAGCGGCGAGAGTCATTAATCACCGCCTTCAAGGAGAAGTCTAGCAGCTTCCTCGACAGCCTGTTGTTCTGCTGCAACCCAAGGATTCTCACTGGTAGTCACGGGCACTTTAGACTCAGCAAGTTCATCTGCAATAAAGGTTTCAATAGAGGCAACTTCCTCTTCACCCAAGGCAGCTTTAGTCCAAGCCATAGCATTTTCTTCAGCAACATTAACCCAAGGGATAAAACCTTCAGCATCTACATTAGCTTCCAAATTAACAGTACCGTACCTACGGCCTCTGTGCGTTCTACCGTCAACCACTTCGTAATCAGAAGCTTCCCAATGTGCAGTGGTAATTGCACCTGTTTCTACGTCAGCTTCTAACGCTACAATGTTCCAAAGTATAGCCATGTTACTTCTCCACCTTGTCTAACCTTAATTCAAGTTTCTCTACTTTTTGAGTCAGTTCTTTTACAGCTTCAATAAGAAGAGGAGTCAGTCTTTCGTACATAACTGTCTTGTAGTCTTTACCTACTACAGAGTCAGCTATAGTTTCCGGCAGCACAGCTTCTACTTCTTGAGCAGAAACACCGACCTCTACGCCAGTGTAGTCTACGCCAAGAGCCAAGGCAGTTTCATTGGGAGTATAATAGTAACCGTTAAGTTGGGCTATCTTGTTCAATGCGTTAGGAATAGTTCCTTTAAAATCTTTAAGGCGTTCATCAGAGTAGTTAGCAGTAATGTTACCTGTAGCCACTATATTGCCTACAACGTGTAGTTTCTCAGCAGGTGCGGTAGTGCCTAGTCCTAGATTTTTTGAAAGCCCACTTTTAGCAAAACGTGCGTATTCTCCGGTAGTTCCACCTTTTATAACAAGACTATTTCCAGTGCCAGCATCAGCCGCTGTACAGTCAATTTCCGCAATCCCCGGTGAGCAAGTTAAATTTACTGCTGAGTCAACACCATTAGTATTTCTTAGCTGAAGACCTTTCCACCCCGCATAGGTTCCGGTGCTTCTGATGCCGTCTCCCGAGATATGACTGCCAGAAGTTGTTACGCTTGTTGTTGTTTTTCCCACAAGAAAACCACCGCCGCTAGGAAAACGGGCTCTTTCTTGATTGTTAGTGTACATAGCCAGTGAGTTGTCAGCGGAGTTCCATTGAACACGGCTGTAAATATTAGAGGCATTTCCAAAATTTACTGCTGCGGCAGCACCATTATTCTCTATGTTGAAACTTGAATTGCAAACCACACTTCCATCAAATTCAGCCGATGCGTTTACCTCAAATATGGGTGCGTTTATTTGTAGTTTTGCGTCAGCGACAAAATCTAAAACACCATCAAAACTACTATATATATATAAACCCGAATCTCGAAAGTTTATCCTTGTGTTGGTAGATGTAGTGTTTCCAATTGCTAAGGTTTGCTGCAAGCTTTCGCCACCTCCGGCAGAAGTGCTTGCAATTGTTCCATCAGCAGCAATAGTAATATTAGACCCTGCTGTTAGGGAAGCCACTACATTAGTAGTGTCAGTAACGTCTGCACTGGCTTCGATACCATCTAGCTTAGTACCGTCAGTAGCTACGTCACGACCATCAAAGGTACTGTTAGTAGTAATGGCACCAGTCATTGCCCCACCCGACTTAGGCAATGCCGCAGCAGCCAAAGTACCTTGAGCAGCAGTAGCGTAGTCCGAAGAGTCAAAGGCTTTTACTTGTGCAAGGTTTGTTACCTCGCTGTCCATTAGCGCACCAGCGGCTGTTACGTTGATAGTATCGGTTACGTCTGCACTGGCTTCAATGCCATCTAGCTTAGTGTTATCAGCAGAAGTAAAGTTAATTTCAGTAAGACCGCCGTCACCCACTGAGTACGTAGTGTCTGTCCAAGGCACATTTATAACTGCTTGATCATCACTATTTAATTGAATACCGTAAGTTCTTGAAGCGGTTGCTGTAACAGTGTTAGCAGCTACAGTTTGCTCTGTGTCGCTAAATAGTTCTACACCACCTAAGACTGTCGAAGTAGCGACAGGGAGTGCAAAAGAACTGCTAGTAATAGTAAAGTTAGGATAGGCACCTGAAATAGTAGTACCACCACCACCTGTAAGGGCTACAGTCTGGTCGGGGGCAGTGTTACCAATCTCACCACCCGCTGACAAACTAATGCCTGTGCCTGTCGATAAAGCGGCAACAACATTTGCAGTATCAGTTACATCTGCTAAGGCTTCGATACCGTCTAGCTTTGTATGGTCTGCGTCAGTGAATGCGTTAGTGTCTGCATTAGACTCGTAAGCAGTTTTAATTTGAGAGGCTGTTTGGTCAGCGGTAGCGCCTGCTTCGATACCATCTAGCTTAGTACCGTCAGTAGCTACATCACGACCGTCAAAGGTGCTGTTAGTAGTAATAGCGCCAGTCATTGCGCCGCCAGTAGTGGGTAACGCAGCATCAGCAGTTACACCCTGTGCAGCAGTAGCATAATCTGTGGCGGCTGTAGTGGCAGCAGTGCCTAAGCCTAGAGTAGTACGTGCAGCAGAAGCATCCGCATCATCAATCAGTGTAGCACCGAAAGCCGAAACGGTTGAAGAATTTAGTTTAGTAGCACTGGCTACAGCAATATTGTTAAACTCAGTGTCGATCTCTGTCCCTTTAACAATCTTAGCAGGATTACCAGACGGCAGAGAATCTTTAGTAGCGAAGTTGGTAGTTTTAGTATAATTAGACATCAAGAAACCTGTTTAAGTATAAAAGAAAAGGAAAGTAAAAAGGGACTCCCTCGTGAAAGGAAGCCCCTTGGTTACTACTTACGCATCTACTGCAAGGACAAAGCCAGCGTCTGGACGCAAGACCTTAGTGCCATACAAAGTATCAGCGGTGTACAAAGTTCCGAGGAACTCTTGCTTGTACTGAGTTTGTGAACGAACGCTCTGCTGTTCTGCCAGAACATAAGTGTCCTTATGCAGAAGCTGTGCAGCACGTACACCACTCTCAGGAGTAGCAGCGTTGGTTGATACAAATACGTCAATGCCGTACAGAGTACCAATCTGGCCGTTCTGAACACCTTTGCCATCTACGAAGTCAGAAGACTGGTAGCGGTCAATGCCCATGATAGCGTTACGCAGAGCAGGTGGAACTACGAAGCAACGGTTGTCCATAGGAACATCTGCATCGTCCATCTTCTGGATCAAAGCCCGGAAAGCTAGATCAGAAAAAGCACCACACTCAGCAGCACCCTGAGCACTATAAGCTTCGAGAAGACCGGTGGTTGGGTCAATCTGGAAAGAAGCGTTGTGAGTCCAGTCAGTACCATCACCGTTACCTAGAGACTTACCAAGGTTAGTCAGGTCAGTATCTACTTGACGAGCCAGAGCATAACCAGCATCACCAGTGTAGAACTGTCGCAAAGAAGCAAGAGCCTGAGTTTCAGTAATGTCTTCAATCATGCGAGAGTATTCGAAGTGCTGGTCAATAACAACCTGTACTTCACCTTCACTTGCATTTTGAATGGTTACTGCTTGTCCTGCAACCTTAGCGTGAGCATCGCCACGGATAGGCTTAGGAATATGTACAACGTCACCTTTCTTACCTGTCATGCCCATAGACTTAACAAGAGGAGCAAGTACGAGGTTAGACTTATATGCAGCAACAACTTCGTCACTCCAGATTTCTGGAATAAAAGTAGCTGCGCTTGCGTTGGTTACTGCTCCGCCCATATTGGGATAAGTTGAATCAGTCATGTTATAATACCTTATAATAAAAGAGTTTAATTAGCGGACTCTCTTCTCGGCATAAGCTCTAGTGATTTCATCAGATAAAGCTAAATACCGTTCTGGATTGTCCTGCATTAGTTTAATAATGTCTGAACGGCGATATATTTTCTTAGCACGTTGCTCACCATTTCCTTTGGTGCTGCCAGTAGAAGCAGTTTTAACTGCGGCTTTTCTCGTTTGTTTCTCAGCGGCTACAGTGTTGGCTACAGCACCTTGACGTTCTTTCCAGTTAGTGAAAAGTTCATCTGCGGCTTCGTAGTCATACTGCGTGTCTGCCTGAGCAAAGAGTTGTGTTCTAATCTTAGAGGCTTTAATCCAATCTACAAACTTCTGGTCTTGTATAATCTGCGTCATATCGGGATGACGTTGTTGCAGATGTGACAATGCAGATGTTCGCGCTTGTTCCTTGTTAGCGGCCTCAGCCTTTTTAATTGAAGGGTGATTAGCAATAGCTCTTTCCATAGCCTTTTCAGGCTCGGAGAAAAAGTCAATATCATCGTCTTCAGTTTCTTGCGTTGGTGTAGTTGTGTCGAGTTGTGTCTGGATGTATGAATCAACAACAGAACGAAGCTCCCCTACTTCTCCGCTTTGCTTGCCTAAAAGCTTCTCAGCCTCTTGGTGCATCCTTACAATTTCAGCGGTTGACTTTCCTTTGTACTTCTCGGGGATATCATCTTCAGGTATAGGATCAGGGGTTGGCTCGGGTTGGGCTTCCTGTGCTCCTATCTCTTCAATGTTGTTTACTTCTTCTTGTTCGTTGTTGTCCTCATCAGGACGCTCGTCTGGTAGAAATGTTGCCATTATTAAACTCCGTACCTTTAGTATTATGGAGGTTTATATTATGTAAGGATTCAACACCTATGAATTTTCCTTACGTTCTTGTTGCAGTTTCTGCTCTCGTTTCTTGACCCAATTGTCGGAGTTAATACCATTCCGCTTTTCAGTCCAAGTACCGAAGGAAGATAACTGCTTCAATGCTGGTTGACCACACTCAGTGCAATCAACTTCTTTAGTGTCACTACTAACTATGAATTCGTTAGTATGTCCGTTTGTGCATTTAAAATCAAACAAAGGCATCTTCATTACCTAAGTTGTCGTATGCGTCACGTACTTGTTCTTCTAAGTTTAGTAACGAAGCAATGACATAAAGTTGTCCCTTCCTGAAGAAGAGGTCTTTCTCATCTTTCGTTCCTTCTACTGAATTAATACCTTTAGAGTTAGTAAGCAAATCTTCGGCCAGAGTAGACCACCCTGCTGTACGGAACATCGAAAGCATATCTTCGTAGTATTTTTCTAGTTCTTTATCTGTATCAGTCATTAACTGTTTCTCCTTAAAGGACAGTTTATTATAAAATTAAAGTATATCAAAGCATACTATAAATATATTATATCATATATCACAGTGAAAGTCAAGAACTATTTTATCTTTTTTTACCGTTGACTTCTTCTTAGCGGTAGGCCTAATTACTTTTTCTTCTTAGTGGGTTTGCTGTATGATACTTTCTTGCCAGTCTTCTTGGCTGCTTTCTTAGCTGCCGTCATTCCTGACTTAGTGTATGAGTATGATTTTCCACCTACTTTTGGCATTGTACTTCTCCTCTTACCATTTAACTTTATCAGCCCAGAAAGCTGCTGACATCTTACCTTTGGATATGTTCTTACCATGTCTGGCTTTAAAGCTAGCACGCTTCTTTTTCATCTTCTCAGACTCACCTGCTTTGGGACTGCCCGCTGTCTTCGCGCCTTGCTCACCAAAGCGGATGGTCTTAACCTTATCCCCTTCTTTGGCAACCACTACGTGACTTTTCTTAGGATGACCGGGGGTGCGTTTGGGTTTGTTAAAACCTGCTACACCAGCCCTAGCTAGCCTTGGGTCTTTTTTTACTGCCATCGGCTTTCTCCTTTGTTAAAGTCTTAACCTCTTGTTCTAGTTTGTCAACCTTTTTATTTACAGCAGCGAACGCTATGTTTACTTGCTCCATAGCATCGCTGAAGATTTTACTTGTTAGAATCATAGTGTAAATTGTCCTTGTTGTGGCTGTTCAGGTGCTGCGGGTTTTACAGTGCCTTCTTTAGCAGCTACCTCTCGTTCCTTAAGAAGTTGTTTAGAGACCTCAAGACGGCGTTGGAACTCTTTGTCGTCAGCATCGCCAGCCTGTAGGTTAGCTGTTACAGCCTTGATACGGGCTATCTCTGTTTCTTGAGGTACAGCTTGAGCTTCTGCAACAGCCTTAGCTGCACGCGCTTCAGACTCTTTAGCTTGGCCGTTGAGAGCAGCAGTTTGTGAGGCTTGGAACTGCATTTCAGCTTGCTGCGTAGCTTGCTGTGCTTTCTGAGCTTCTGGGTTAGGCTGGTTGGCCTGATCAAGTTTAGCAATAAGTTCTTCGCGGTTGGACAAGTTCATGTTCTCAACAATAGACTTAATCAACTCAGGATACATTGGAGTCTCTGGTGACATAGTTTGTAGCAACTGTACTAACTGTGTTACCTCATACTCACGGGCAATGATACCTAAAGAACTAGATACATCAAACTTATAATCAGCAACCGGATATAGCTCAGGCTCAAACTGCATGTAACGATGAGCAGCTTTAGTTACCAGTGGAATAATGAATGACTCTTGGAAGTTAATTAATGTACGCTTGTGACGCTTAATGATAGCGCCTAAGCTCATAGAGATGCCCGCTGCGGTATTATCTCCATTAATACTACCTGCTATACCCGCTGAGTCAATAGCGCCTGTAGCGGTCTGTACCATCTGTTGTAAAGCACTGGCCTGTGCAAAGGTAATCTGATTAACCTGACCAAAGTTAAAAGGCTGTAGGACTTCAGCAGGGTTGCCGTTTGTCAAGATAACTTTACCCGGACGTACTTCAGGTTTAGCGCCTCTTGGCATACGAGTAGCATCCATAGCCAACATAGGGTGTACGGTAAGAGCGAGAGCATCGATTCTAGCGCGTAGTTCTGCGTCTAACGCCTTTTGAGAGTTGTACCCTTTCTCACATACCCCTCGACCCCAGAAACGGCTAGGAACGACATCCCAAGGGAATGCAATGACAGGCCGGTCGTTCATCATATAGGGGTTCTTTTCAGCCTTTAGTAGAGTACCTCCATCAGCAAGTACAACAATAGCTTCAATATAGTAACTATTATCGTCTTCCTCTTCAACTAGCTCTACAACTTCTTCTTCTGCGTCTGAGTCTGACATGGCTTCTTCTAACAAATACCGAGGGACTAGACCATAGTATTTAGTAAGACGTACTTTGTCGTCATCATAGGTAGTTGTTAGCTCATGATCAGGCTCAATGTCAAAATCAGGGGCTGCTACACCTACAGGTACGTCACGATAAACACCTTCTTCCTGTAATTGCTCTACAACATGACGCGACACGAACTCATCAATGGCGACACCCAGTGCATTCTCTACAGAAGTAGCCACCGGGTCAATAAGAAAGTTCTGAGGCATTACAGGGTTAAGCTTAACACAGGTACGGTCTGCAATATCAACACCAACAGCCGTCAACTCACCACCCATGACAGGCTGTGTCGCTGGTTTCATTTCCTTTTCGCTGGTAAGCTCAATCTCAGCAATACCTGTACCAAAAACAGCAGCATTGATAAGACATTCAGCTACATTCTTACGGATTTTGTTACGTTTAAAGTCAGACTCAAGGCCATTACGTAGAACTTGGACGTCCATCTTATCAGTATCACCTTGGTCATCCGTGATATCAAACCACTTACCACGACCAAAGGTAGCTTCCTCTAGTTCAGCCACAGATGACTCAACAGCCTGCTGCAATGCAGGGGAAATTATTCTTGAACGCTCTGATTCTCGTGTTTTATCTTCGGAAGACCACTGGCCGCGCCAAAGACGATAGTATTCGTCAAACTTTTGTGAGTAGTTTGCTTCAAAATGGTCACGCCAATCTGTGCATTTAGTGTCTACCCAGTCTTCTAGGTTTTCTAAATGGAAGTTTTCTTTTTCTAGCATCGTTTAATACCCTGAGTAATAGTCGGTAAATTCATATTCGTCTTCTTCATAGTCATTAACGTAAGCAATGTTAGCTAACTGGTCAATATAAGCTAAGGAATCAATCAAATCATCGTGTACTAATTTACTTGGAAACTGGAAAAGCTCATCTAAGAACTGTGTGTTCCATTCTCCTTTGTTTAATACTATCTTTCCGTGTTCAAACCTGCCTTGCAAAGCCCAAACAATCCTATCTATTTTACGTTTGTTACCGTGAGTTAGCTCTTCTACTTTAAAGAAGCGTTGGTTTTCTTTCATTAAATCATTTAAATAAGGATACACAGCGTTTTTCAAAGCGCCTTTCTCAACACCCACCGCTACGGGTCGATAATCTCGGACTGCTTCAAAGATTTTTCCGGCAGTCTTTTGGACGCCCCAACGCCCATGTATAATATCAGCAACCCACCAACCCTCAGTGCCTGCTTTGACCACAGCAATAGACGTCTGGTCAAGACGATTAGTTTTAGTTGTAGCTTCTTGAACATCTGCAAATCCTGCCAAATCAACTGCTATGTAATATTGTCCTTCCTCTGGTTCTTCTTCAGAGAACTTTACGTGTTCTTCCTTAAAGAGTTCACCACCCGCTGCCTCAAAGGATGCCATGAACTCCTGTCGGAAGGAGAAGGCTGACATCGACTTCTTGGCCCCATCAATTTCTTTTTTATCTATTAAAGGATTATCATAGCTAGTAAAATGCCAAGCATTCCATTCTTCATCCTTTGCTTGGAAAGCATATTGATATAAATCATAGAAGTGGTTACGACCCATCGGTGTACCAATGAACATCGCTGAACCCTTCTGATCCGCCAAGGCAGGTCTTAGGATCTGCTCCCAGACCTCCGGCTTCATATCGGCGTACTCATCCATAACCAAGAACTTAAGGCTGACACCACGCATGGTCTCTGGTCTGTCAGCGCCCTTGAGTGCAATGGTAGCACCGTTGACTAACTTAATCTGTAAATTGTTTATATGACTTGAAGCTATAACCGGTGCGCCTACTTCTAAGAGAGCCTGCCACATAATGTCTCTAGCCTGACCCTGTGTAGGAGCAACGTAAAAGACATGGCCCTTAGTTGTAGCCAAGCCCTCAATGATTAACTTCCACGCAGCTAGGCGAGACTTGCCTGTACGTCTACCCGCAGCAATAACCAGAAAACGACAGGGGTCATTCCAGACCTCCTGCTGCCACGGTAGTAACTCAACCTTTAAGTCAGTCATTAATAATTAGCAGTCATGAAGCGTATACCATCAAACGTAAAACTTTTCTGTTTCTTTGCTTTAGCCTCTTTAAGTGCTGCCTTGAAACCTTGCTTTTTACTGATACGTTCCTTTGCTTTTTGACCCTCAATGATAGAACCTTGTCTAACATTTTCAATACTCTTTGCTTTACCGGCAGCTTTTAAAGCGCCCCTAGTAGATTGTTTGGCTGCGGCTTTGCCTACGTTTTTAGACAACGATTTTGTCAAACCCGAAGCTAATGCTTTACCTATTCCTGCTGTCATTTTATTTACCTTCTAAATCAGTTATTAGTACAACCACATTACAGGTTTAGAATTACCGTCAACAGAGCGCATATCAATATGGACGAACACACTGTGTATTCCAATGCCTCCAAATCCCATCTTGATAGCTTCCTCAACCAGCGTGTACCTCTGTTGTGCCGTACTAACTTTAATGTCTGCTGCAATGCCTTGGGCATGAGTTCCTGCTTTCTCCTTCCTCAATTCAATTGGGTGCTCTGGGCTACGATAGCCGCTGGTTATAACAAATGGGAAACCACACCTTGCTCTTAACAGGTCTAGCTTCAATAGGAATGTATCTTTAATTTCATTCTCACCTGTGTGCTGACAGGCAAACTCTTTCTTTGTGAAGTAATCCAGGTCTTGGTCGATATCATACATCTTCGGTAAATTCTCCCTCAATAGCAGAGTCTTGTTCGTCTTTAGAACCCGATATAACAGTAGTCTCACCACCGACACCAGTGATAGATATGTTAATTGCACTTGTCCCTCCTGCTACCTTATCCTTCTCGAAGTAGCTGGTAGGTAAGACCCTATCCATCACTAGCTTCCAAGCAGCAGCCTGATTCTTATGCTCATCGTCCAGAGCAGCATCAAAGATAGACTCTAAGACCTTCTTAGACTTAGGAGACGTAAGCATCCTAGTCTTGTACTCATTGATAATAGCAGCATCGCCCGGTGGCCGCCCTCTCTTCCCAACAGTTCCCCGCTTGCGGCTGACAATATCTGTCTTCTTAGGGCGTCCCCGCTTTCGCTTCGCTTCAGCGATATTACTTGACATAGATATATCCTTTGGTTACCTAAGTATACTTAAGTATACTTTAGACCTCTTTAGGTTTATACTTTAAGTTAATTCTTTAATTATAATCCTTAAAGGAAATAACTATATATCTTCTTAACTAACTATAGTATTATTATAACATATTACAGAGCCTTTGTCAAGCTTTATTTCATCTAATTCCTTTAACCCTTCATGTCCGTTTCTGCTACCTTTTATTACTTTTAGTTATATTTACATTTACCTATATAACTCAAAGACTTATGTTATACTTAAGGTATACCATTTGTGTTATATTTGTCAACCTAAAACCCACTTTTTTTGTATACCGGAGGGTACCTTTACAATCGCGCGTGCACAATAGAGACCCCCGGGGGCGATAATGATACCACATCTGGATTCTCAGGTCAATCATTCGTGTGACCCAAGGAGCCTTTGTGGTCACGTTTACCGCTGTACCTTGAGGTGTGAGTATGCTATAGGATACCTATGTCCTACTACTATGCGAAAA